GGTCAGCGTGTCTCCTAGGATTAAGCCTTTAAGCCACCCTGTCACGGAAACAAAGCCGCCCTTAATCCAGCCCCAAATTTTCGCCCCCGCATCGCCCCATGTGCTCTGGTCAGTCAGCGAATCGCCAAGAATCAACCCCTTGAGCCAATCCGAACCGAAATGAAACGCCCCTTTAATCGCTGCAACAACATCTGCCCATTTGAGCGTTTTGATGTAGTTTTTTGCGTCCACAAAAGCCTTCTGCACCGTCTTGCCGAGGCCGCGAAACGTTTCTTCAAGCGCCGTCAAAACGGTGACACCCAATTCGCCCCACTTCACCGCCTTGAATCCCTTGAAAATGCCCTTGGCCAGATCAATCCCAGCCTCCAGCAAACTCGGCGCATTGCGGATTGCTGCGGCCAGCACGGATACCGTAGCCGAGACGACGGATGGAATCAGTTTGGGCGCGCCCTTGGCGAAACCGTTCAGCAAAGACGTTACCGCCTGTGCGCCAACCTGCGCCACGTCCGCCGCATTGTCAGACACAACGTCCGCCAGCGACGAAAACAGGTTCATTCCCGCTTCGGCCGCCTGCGGAACAATTTCAGCAAGCCCCGTTTTGAGCGAGGCGGCCAGCTTGGGAATCCGCCCGGAAATATTCTTGATGATCGATTGAACCGTTTTATCAAATGCCTTGAGCTTCCGTGCCCCGATTTGGGTATACTTTTCAAACGCTTTGCCCATATCGTTGCCTGCATCCATCGCGGCAGCCCCAAAAAGCAGGAACGTTCCAGCCACAATGCCCAGCGGACTGACCAAGGCTGCAATCGCCGGGGCAATCTTCCCCGCCAGCATCAGTGCTTTGCCTCCGTACATCAGCACAGGGCCAATCGCCGCCGCCAAAATGCCCATCTTGAGGATGACCTGCTTCATCGGCCCATCCAACGCGTTGAACTTGTCCACGAACCCTGTCATGCTCTGAATGGTCTTTCGGATTGCCTGCTCATTCAGTGTGAACAGCGCTACATACGCGCCCTCAACAGCAGACTGAAACAGCGTCCAGTCGCCCTTGGCATTGGCAAGCACTGTCGCCGCCATTCGACCTGTTGCGCCCTTGCAGTTGTCAATGGAAGCCGCCAGTTTATTAAAATCCTTGTCGCTTGCACTCACGATTGCCAGCAGGCCGGACATTCCCTCCTGCCCCGCCAATGTCGCGGCATACAGCGCCTTTTCCTGTTCAGTCAGGCCGGAGAATTTCCCGCGCATTTCGGTCATGAGCTGACGCAACGGTTTCATTTCGCCCGTCGATGTCGTCATGCTCAAGCCGAGTTCCTTCATCGCCGTCTTGACTTCCTTGGTTGGCTTGGAAAGCCTCGTCAATAAAGCGCGGAGCGCCGTGCCGGATTGGCTTCCTTTGATGCCTGCATTGGCCATCAATCCAATGGCGATAGCCGCGTCCTCAATGTTATAGCCAAGCGCGCCCGCCACAGGCGCAACGTATTTGAAAGTCTCGCCCATAAGGCCGACGTTCGTATTGGAATTGGAAGATGCCTGCGCCAGAACATCAGAAAAATGGCTTGCATCGCTGGCTTTCAATCCGAACGCAGTCAGCGCATCCGTAACGATATCCGACACATCAGCCAAATTCTCGCCGGAAGCTGCCGCAAGATCCATAATCGGCGCAAGGCCATCGAGCATATTGTCCGTTTTCCAGCCTGCCATCGCCATATATTCGAGCGCCTGTCCTGCCTCAGTGGCCGTGAACTGCGTCGTCGAACCCATTTTGAGCGCCTCCGCGTTCAGCTTTTCTATTTCTGCCGCCGATGCGCCGGAAATGGCTTCGACGCGGGACATCTGCGAGGTGAAATCCATGCCGGCGCTCAAAATGCTTTTGCCTATTCCCTTGAGCGGATCTGTAACCATGGAAGAAAGCGTCGATCCCGCCCGAATCATGTCCGCGCCGATGCCTTCCAGCTGTGTCTCAATGGTGCGAATCGTCCCCGTCATGCCGGACGCATCCAAATCAAAGCTGGCAAACAGTTCGCCGACCTTTAACGCCATGTTCTCACCGCCTTAAACCGAAACAACCGACGAAAAAAAGGCTTCCGCAGCTTTGCGGTCAGCCTCATCATCGCCCTCTGGATTTCTGCGTTGTCTGTCCTGCTGTTCGCGGATGCGTACCGCCACCGCTCCATACGGAGACAGGTTGCAGGACAGCGCAACGAAACGCCGCCATGACAGCCCCTCGATCTGCTCGGCGAGATTGATGCCGTAATCCCGCTGGAAATCGGCTTCAATCGCATCCCAAACGTCGAGCAGACTTACTTTTTTGCCGCATCCCCCGGCAGCTTGGAGCGGCTGTCCTCATCGCTGAGTTCCTGCCCATCTTCTTCGTCGAAATCTTCAACGCCGTTAATCAGCGCGAACGTTTTCTGCACGAGCAGCGACAGCATATCTACCGTCATGCCGGATTCACAGATTTCGGT